ATAACAATCCAAACTCAGGCCAGATAGAAAAACTAAAAGCATTGTGTGAAAATATTTTACAGCCAGTACGTGATCACTTCGGCAGAGTTAAAGTGACTAGCGGATTTCGTTCAGAGCAGCTGTGCCTAAAGATAGGTAGCTCAGTCAACAGCCAACATGCAAAAGCAGAGGCGGCGGATTTTGAATGTATGGGCACAGACAATGCTGAGCTAGCTGATTGGATTTATTCAAACCTAAATTTTGATCAATTGATATTAGAATTCTATACACCAGGTGAACCAAACAGTGGATGGATACACTGCAGCTATACTACTGACCAACCAAGAAAACAATTCTTACACGCTTTTAAATCAGAGGGTAAAACAAAATATAAACCAGTAATAGGAAAGGCAACAAATTTAGTATGACGAAATATAAATATAAATTATTTAACAACATAGATACAGTAAATGGACACTGTGAGGAGTGTGGTGAAGATTCAATCTTGGTAGCAATTGTATCTGAATATTATAGATGCACCAACTGTGGACACGATACTAGACAACACATAAATGGCAGCATAAGATATTTATCATTATCAGAAGCTGAGAAAAAATTTTTAAAAGACGGTGGCAAGGAAGTTTAAAGCATTTGTTGAAAGGCCCAAGCCTCGTAAACGTCCTAGACGTCACACAAAAAAATTAAATAAAAATACTAAAAGACAAAGTAAGAAATACAACCGTCAAGGGCGTCCGCAGTAATTAAGTCTCTGTAATTTCTTGACAGTAAAATTTAATATGGGCACGCAGTTTATTAACATTATCTGGTCCCATTTCTTTTAGTTTAGCTGAAGAATGGTGATATCCTGCCTGTAAACACTCGTACATTGTATCGTATTTTTTAGGCCATTGGTGGGGATCTAAACATTCACCGCTAATTCCTGAACATATTATTAAAACTAAAATAAATTTCATTGACACAACTTGAAAAAAAATATAAAAATCCTATATTGTAAAATTACTAAAGTAACTAAAGGAGTTTATATTAATGACAGATATAAGTAAATACAAATCGGTAGCATTGTCACATGACTCTTGTGAAAAACTTGATAAGATTCGCAAGGTAATTGTGCCTTTGACTAAAGTGTCTAGAGCAAAAGCTTTAGATATAATTATTAACAAAGAAGTGAGAAAACTAAATGGCAGAATTTCAAGGATTAAAGACAGTTGATGTTATTGCATCAAGACGAAAAGATCCGTATAAAAGTTTGTGGAGAAATGTTTTAATAGTGGCTATAGAAGACGCTATTAAGGATACTGTAAGAAGATGTCAGTTTAAAGATTTTTATGATGGGACACGTTCTCTAGAAGTAGATTATGTCACAGAGCCCAATCAAGATTTCGCCACAGTTTGTCATTATGCTGATCTGGACCATAGTTTAGTAAGATCGAAAGTTAAAAAAACATTAGGTAGAATAGAGGATAAATATGCAAAAAAAGATATGTCCGAAGTGCAGAGGGAATGGGTACATAAAGGTAATAGGAACCAACGAGCACTCAGAATCAGTGATTCAATTAATAAAGCAGTGTAGTCATTGTAAATCTGAGGGTGAGTTAATTGTAAAGGAGGAAGATGAAAAGAGCATTAATAGACGCGTTGCAGGCTAAATACGAAGCAGAAATAGCTGAGGCAGATGCTACGATAAATATATACTTGACTAATTCAGTCGGAATTGGAGAGCATCCTCAGTTTATTGATGAGTTAGATAAACAGGTACAACGTATAGCTGACGCTCAAGAAAAGATTGAAGTATTAAAATCTTTTGAACCTGAGAAGCGGGCTCTCTAATGAAGTGGAATAAACGATTTGATTATCCTGAGTCAATTAGATCTTTAGTCAATGATCAAAGACATTATGATGTAGGTGATGAAAAATTACCTAGTGTCACAACTATTTTATCTGCTACACAATCTGACGAAAAAAAGGCAAGTTTGTCTAAATGGAGGCAGAATGTTGGCGAAAATAAGGCAGACTTTATTATGAATGAAGCAGCTAATCGGGGCACAATTATGCATAGGGTTCTAGAAGGCTATTTGCTGGGCCAAAACCATGCTGATTTTAGCGATTTGGGGATAGAGGCAGGGGTAATGGCCCAAACTATCATAGAGTCAGGCATCAAGGATCATTTGGATGAAATATGGGGGTCAGAAATTACAGTATACTATCCAAAATTATATGCAGGTGCCACAGATTTGGCAGGGGTTTATAATGGGCGCGAAAGTATAATAGACTTTAAACAGAGTAACAAGCCTAAAAGAAGAGAGTGGATTACAGATTACTTCTTGCAACTGGCAGCATACGCCATGGCTCACAATTATGTTTATGGTACAAATATTCAGTCTGGAATCATTCTAATGTGCACTAAAGACAATTACTTTCAAAAGTTTGAGGTAAAAGATGAGGAATTTCAACGATTTTCGTGGGAATGGCTAAGAAGAGTGGATAAATTTAAAAATGTATAATACTTTTTTACAGGATTTTTTAAAAAATAATTTTAAAATTTGTTACAAAGAGAGGTTACAAGGTTACAATTGACTATTAGTGTTGATTTAATTGACTTTATTGTGGTTACAATTGGGTTACATTGAGGTTACATAAGGTTACAATTCCCAACGCGAGAGTCATTTTTTACACATTTTTATTTTAATAAAAATCCTGTAAAAAACTATTATAGAAACTATGAGAAAACTAAAAAAGAGTAAATACAAGAACGTTGTTATAAAAAACAAAAGATATTACTTTTACAAAATCACATGGGCTGACATCACGGGAGACGCGGGGCACGCTGTTCATCATGACTTTCAAGGAATGATGCCTTCAATTATGGTCACACATGCTTACGTGTTTAATAAAGATTCTAAGAATGTAAGAACGTTTGCTAGTTATGAAATAAACGATGAATTATTCAGTGACAGGAATGTCTTCCCCATCGGTTGCATTCTTAAGATGGAGAGGGTTCTCATCTGATGGAGCATCTTTACTTTTTGAAGATCTTTGGACTTTTTCTTTTACTTTGCTCTTCAACTCTTCTACTTCAACGCCTTCTAGGATCGGAGAATAGTCTTCCATTATCTGCTTCATTCTTGATTCTAGTTCTTCTGTTGTTAAGTCTTCTAGTTTTCCAGTCCGTATTATCTTCTGCTCAATATATAGACCAGCCGCTTTACCTCGGGCAACTTCTGCATTCACCGCAGCTGACCAGGCTTTCTTAACTCTAGCCTCATCTCTTAACTTAGCTAACTCTGATATGTGACTACCAAAAGTTACGTCATATTTTTTCTGTAATTCTTCTCTTAGTTCACCTATGTATTTAACTACTAGTGGATACTTCTTTGGATTCTGTAATATACTTGCGTGTTGACGTGCTGAGTCTTTTGAATAACCTGCATCTATTGCACACTGTGTTGCAGTTTTTCTACCTTCCTCACATACAAGCAAGTTAGCAAATTTTATTTGTTGTTCTGTTAGTTTTTTTGGTAACCCCATAGTGTTGACCTTTTAGCATAACATGATATATAAATCAAACATTGTTATATGTTTGTGTACTGGCGTTCGGCTTACGAAACTGTTTCTTTGTTGACAGTGGATACTGGGGCGCCAGTTAAAAAGTTATGAATGGTTTATTATTAAGACAAATTTTAGATAAGATGCTTAAAGGTGAAGTCTCTAAAAATGCTAGAGTACAAGTCGCTTTACCTGATGGCAAATTTTACGACATTACCTCTTTACAATTAATGGAAAATAAATTAATTGGAGTCAGAGAATCACATAGACTCGTCTTTACAGTCCAAGCAGAATCATGGAATATGGGTAAGGTTTTGAAGAAGATTGACTAGCCTGTCATAGTGAAATCAGAAACAAAATTTTATCATGAAGTTAAAAAAAATATACGACAAATATCTTGGATTAGAATTGAAAACCTTGCTGTTCCTGGTACTCCCGATCTATTGGGTTATAATAATTCTGGCCACTTTTTCACAGTAGAACTTAAGTATACAAAAACTAACATTGTATCTTTTTCTCCGCATCAAATTGCGTTTCATGTGAAACATCCTGACAATACTTTTATCCTGGTTTATGATGCCTCTCGCAAGGTTCCAAAACTTTATGAGGGAAAAAAAATCAGGGAGCTTGCTGCTTGTGGCTTGACCCCTGAACCATGGGGACCAGCACCTTGCGCCGTAGGTTACGACGCTTGTTGCTTGTTGCTTGACGCTTTATAATCAGTGGCATTATACCGCGCGACATTTTGTCGCAGCTTGCGCCTTGGTGCTTGTGCCTGGTATCCATTGGCATAAGCCCATTCTTCATGGATCCTTAGGATCACGGGCTTCGGCTTGTCCAGCTTGTTCCTCTTCTTCATTGCTTGCTCCTTCCTGCTTGTTGCTTGCTGCTTGACGCTTGAGCTTTGCTTCAAGTTCTTTTCTAATTTTTTCAAGTTCTTTGTAATACTTCGGGTGATACCAAATCATTAATGACCTAAATATGCAATGTTGTGAATATCTCCATCCCAACAGGCCCTGCAGTCTCTACACTCATTTTCTTGCTTAGGGGCTGGACATGTTGCAGCGCTCGGGTCAGTCACCACGGTTGAACAATTGTTCCAGCTGTTGGCCGCTGCCTGATTTACCATTGGCATGCTGAACCTGATCACCAGGTTGGCTGGCCTGTCTTCTAAATAATTTTTTACCCACGCCTCCCGCGTCGGCATCCAGTGCTTGACTCCAGGGGTGAGTTCACACACTTCATATATTTTCATCAAGTGAGCTAAGTCCTGAACGTCGCCGCTATCGTGCCATCTGAAAAATTTTTCTTTTTTTGAATTTATTAAATGAACCATTGCATCAACCCAGCTGCTGTTCTTTGTTGCTTCCAGTCTTCTGTATTGTGCATCCTGGACAACTTTAAATACATAGCAGCCCTTGAGCGCATAACAGTCATAGCAGGTTGAACCCTCTACGTGTCTAAGCTTCGAACCTGTTTTACATTCTTTTGCTGGCAGGCCATAAGCCCAGCCAGGCATCTTTGACGGTTTACTTAGACCGCCTACTATTTCTAATGCTTCTTTTGTTTTCATTTTTTCCTTTCGTAAAATAATATTTTAACATGAATTTTTTAATTTTTATATTTGCACAATTGTCGCAGCTTGTTGCTTGAAGCTTGAGACTCTGTCAATTGACAAAAATGTCCTGCGACAAAATGTCGCAGCTTGTGGCTTGTTGCTTGCTGCTTCATTTCTTACCTTCAATAAATTGTTTGTATCTAAGATAAGCCAGCTGTTTATTTGCTGGCGGTTTATAATTTTTATATTGGTCAAATAAATATTCAGCCTTCTCTTCAATGCTTGTGACTGTCTTAAGATCTATGGCTTGACCCTCCATTAATTTAATTTTAGATCTAGAAATAATTTCTAGAAGCTTGCCAAATTTTGCTGTGTTCTTTGTACTTTTTTTCATAACTTTCAAATGGTTGATGGATGATCAGTCCTCGAAGCAGTCAACCGCTGCTTGTGATTAGAGTGATCAGTCAGGCTGCCAGCCGTAGGCATAACACTGATCCCAGGTCCACCTGCATATGCATTTAAGAAGCCGCATCAGTGGACCTGGGATCAGTATCCTACGAAGACGGCATGCTCATGCGGTGTGACGTAGGATCTGTCCAAACCTTTCTTATCATGGGTCTTGTTCAGGACCCAGCATCTTTGGTCAAAGCGTCCCTACGTCAGAAGGTTGGTGAGAGCCTGCCGTCGCAGGGGTGCACCAGCTAACACTGGATCGGTGTTGCTGACCAAAGATGATATTATTATAATATAAAATTGTGGCAACAATGTGTCGGAAGCCTGGTCAAGATTGTCGCAGGGTGCGACAATTTGATGAATGTACGATTCTTTTTTTCTGTGATATAATAGGGGTGGGCTGGTCGGGAATAATATATCCATTTATATTTTAGGTGCGACAATCTGTCCAAAAAATATTTTTTACTTTGCCTTATTGTTGCCATAATTATTTTGTATAATGTTTGCATGAAAGAAAATAAAAAAGACTACGGATATTCAGTATGTAATATCCCTATGATAACTTTCAACCTCTCAAAAGAAATTTGGGATAGTGAAAGTCTGATTGATGAAATTGATTTTAATGTACCAGATCAATTTTATTTTTCTTTTAAAAAATGGTACAGGAAAGGACGAAAGAAAAAATGTATCTCATAATTAAAAAATATAGTTATGACACACTATCACCTACATTTACTGTGGTGTACTCAACGGAAGACTACCAAGACGCTATGCACAAAATTTTAGCGTTCAAAGTTTTAAAAAAAGAAAATGAAACTTTAAAAATTGTTAGTTTCCCTGAGGTAGTTGTTGAGGAAAAAAGTGAAAAACAAAAAACTTTATTTGGTTAATTGTTTTTCAAAAGGTTGTGGCGACTTAATTTCGCCACAATCATATTGTATAATAAATAAATAACAGAAAGGTAATATGCAAAACAAAAAAAGAATAACTCTCAATTCTGATAAAAGAAAAACTATTGCAGATGTTTTTCAAAACCATTGGGAAAGAGAGGATAGCCCTGTCATGAAAAAATATGACGAGGCAAAAAAACATTACAATAATATAAGAGAACAGATGAAAACTCTTGTCGAAACTATTGTAAGAAAATATCAACCAGAAGAAGATGTCGAAACTATTAGAGGCATGACTAAAAAATATGGCGATAGTGGTGGACAATTATATCATGATAATTGTTTTAGATTTCAACATGATTACGAAAGAGTAGATCATGAGGGAAATATAACAAATGATTATGACACTTGTCATATTGACTTTGGTTTAGACGCAGGCAAATCATATAAATTTGGATATGCTTATTATAGAAATGAGATGAAAGCAAAAGGTCTTAATCCAGATTTTAAATATCAATGGAAAGAAGAAAAAAGAAATCCAAGATATTATGATCATGAAAGCGAGTGTGATAGGTGGTTAGGTTATAGAAATTCATCTAACGAAGATAAATCTATAATTAAACCAAAAGCTGAGTGGGATAATGATTTTAAACTTTGGGTAATTGGTACTTCTTATTGTCATACTAGACAATTTAAAGTTGATGAAGATACTTATAAAGTTTTAAATCAATTTAACATAGCAGTAGAAAATCTTATCCAATGTCATGAAAATATTTTTGATTATGTTGATAAGAAAATGCAAAAATTAAGATTGGGTTTAAAATCTTACAGATATTTCGATCAAGCTAAATCTTTGGCAGATAAACTCGGAATTGCACTCAATGAAAGTGTTTTAAATGAGAGTAGCAGTATGGCTTTATCTGTTTATAGTCCAGAAAATTTGGCAAGTCTTTTGGAAGATAAGGTTGAAATGACTAGAGAGGAAAAAATTGCATTATTTAAGCAAAAGCAAAGTGCGACAATAATGTAAATTTACTTATGGTGCCATTCATGTTATAATGGCACCATATTAACAATTAAGAAAGCGAGGAAATATGGTAAATAACGAAACATTTAAAATACACTACTACGCAAAAAAGCATAGCAAGTTTATTGAAAGAAATGCAAAGTGGGACGAGAAATGCAGATATTGGTTTTCAAAAGCAATGAAACCTTGCATTACTTATTTTGACTTAGATAAAAATGAGTACAGAACAGCTGTTGGCTCTTATTGGATTGATAGAGGGTAAATGGTAGATCAAACTAAACATGGGATTGATGAAGTTCAATTAAAAAATAAAATAAAAAAACATCAAGACGATAATTTTACCTTAGCACTAACTAGTGCTAAGGTATTAGATAATTCAAATTTAAGATATCTTATATCTTCACTAGAAGATATTTTAATAGAGAGGAAAATAAATGAAAACATTTAATTGGTGTCATGGACCAGAATGTCATGAAAAAGTTACAACTGATAGAGTAAGAGGTGTTAAAGGTCATAAAGTTTTAAGAACAAGAAAAATTCCAATTCACAATTGGAATAAAGATCATTACTTTAGATTTTTTTGTAGCAATACTTGTTATGATAACTTTGCGTCTAAATACATAGATCAAATTATAGCTATTGCACCAAGGACCGAGCCACTTGAAACAGAAATCGAAGATCCAAAGAAAGTAACTGAAACTTTTAATTATGGTTATGGTGATCGTAGTTATACAAGAACTGAGATAAATAAAAAAGAGGTGCGACAAAGTTAACAATGTGATTATGTTTTTGTTCTGATATAATAAGCGCATATGAACGAAAGGAAAAATATGAAACTAGCCGACACAATGATGAACAGCGGTTTTACATTTCAACAAGTTATGTTGTTAAACGCGCTAAGAAGACAAGCTGAAACAGGAATGCTAATGACTAATCCAAGAGTTACAGGATACACATCATTTGCAAAAGCTGTACTAGCTTTTATCAACGACGACAAAGCACCTAAGACTTGCAAGAATTTATATAAGTACTTAGTTAAAAAAGGTTACTACGAAAATCTAGATATGAGATTAGCGTAACTGCGACAATATTAACAATGGCGCCTAAGGCGCCATTGTGCTATAATAGGCACATAACAAAGCGAGGAAATATGAACACAGAAGAACAAATAATAATACTAGCACAAATAAATACACTAAAAGAAATGCAAATTTTTTGTTTAAAAAAAGAACAAGAATTGCAAGAAGAATTAAGCAGATTAAAAAACTTAGAAAAAGAAAGAACAAAAGTTTAACTGCGACAATATTGACAATGGCGCATTAAGCGCCATTGTGCTATAATAGGACCATGAAAGCGAGGAAAAATATGAAAACAAAACAAATAAAAAACTTCAAGATGAACGACGCAGTATACAAATTAAGAAGACAAGTTATTGAATTAATTTACGAGGCAAAAAAAGAAATTAAAGATCTACCTAGAATAGAAGTTAGAATTGGCGAGCCTAGAAATCATAAAGTTTTAGGTGTAGCAGAATTAAAAAACAAAAAAATTTGGATAACAAAAGATGCGATTGACTTGGGTCAAGACTCTTTAAGAAATATTGTATTTCATGAAATAGTTCATGCAGTTACAGGTTTTGGACATGATGAAAAATGTCCATTGATGCAGTCTAAATTAAAAACTATTTTAAATAAAAACGACTGTATGAAATATTTAAAAGGATATATTAAACATGGTGCGACAATGTTGACAATGGCTATTGCATCTTGATTATGCTATAATAGGACCATGAAAGCGAGGGAAATTATGAAAGAAGAACGTAACATAAAAAGAAGTAATAGATTCACAGGTGAGTCTATTATGTTAACACAAGAAGAGGCTAACAAACATGACGCCATTTTTATTAATGAATTTGGCGCAACGTTAGAAGATAAAAAGCTAGGCTATGGTGCATCTAAACTATGGGATAATGTTAGAAGGGACTTAGATTGGTTTAGAAAAAATAATGCAAAAGCTTACATGGTGTTATTAGACTAACACCATTAAGGGGTGCGACAAAATGTCGCACCTCCTCGCAAAAGGATTTACAACTATGAGAAAACTCGGAGCATTATATTCAAAAACGCCACGCGCTAAAATCACTAATGTTAGCTACGATGTGGACAGGGCTTCTGGCTTCCTCCGCTAGCGTTCTAGGGTTTGGCCTTGTGCAAGTACGTGCACGGAAAGCACAAGGTTTTATATGACTATATTTCTTGATTTTAATTTTTAAATGTTATATAATCCTATATGTATTAGAGTTACGGTGCAGTGCTCTGCTTAAACATGGAAGACCAGACTAACGTAACTCAATACAATAGAGGTACCAAGACCAATCCAAAATTTGAAAATTTTTAAATTTGTTTTATACTAGACAACAAAAGGGGTCCCGACATATACGTATATAGTGTAAGTTTTATACACTCAAACGGGTAAAATACTTTTTGGTACCATATGGATATTGATAGAGAAAAATTAAAAAATTTTGAAAAACTTCCTGCAGATGTAAGACGACAGTTTTCTTTGCTAATGAACCAATGGCAAGAGAAGAAAAAGGAGTCTCAGATCCAAGACGATTTTATGGCTTTTGTAAAACACGTTTGGCCTGATTTTATAGAAGGGTCCCATCACAAACGAGTGGCAAAAAAATTTAATGATATTGCAAATGGAAAAGTAAAACGTGTAATAATTAATATGGCACCTAGACATACCAAGTCTGAGTTTGCATCTTATTTACTTCCTGCGTGGATGGTAGGTAGAAATCCAAAATTAAAAATTATTCAATCTACAAACACAACAGAATTATCTGTAAGGTTTGGACGTAAAGCAAAACAATTAATTGACTCACCTGAATATCAACAAGTATTTAAAACAAGATTAAAAGAAGATAGTCAGGCTGCAGGTAAATGGGAAACAGAACAAGGCGGTGAATATTATGCTGCTGGTGTTGGTTCAGCGATTACAGGTAGAGGTGCAGATCTATTAATTATTGACGATCCACATACTGAACAAGATGCAATGAATGCTGCAGCTCTTGAAAGAACTTACGAGTGGTATACTTCTGGTCCACGTCAACGTCTTCAACCTGGTGGAACGATTGTGATTGTCATGACTCGTTGGAATGAAAAAGATTTAACAGGAAGATTAATTAACGCACAAAAAGAACCAAAGGCAGATAAATGGGAGGTGATTGAATTTCCTGCAATACTTCCAAGTGGCAAACCTTTGTGGCCAGAATATTGGAACTTAAAAGATTTGCAGGCGGTCAAAGCCTCGATTCCTGGTTCAAAGTGGAATGCACAATATATGCAGAATCCTACTTCAGAAGAAGGAGCACTTATCAAACGTGAGTGGTGGCAAAAATGGGAGTCAGAAGAATTACCACCATTGCAACATGTAATACAATCTTATGATACTGCTTTTATGAAAAAAGAAACTGCCGACTATTCAGCTATTACAACTTGGGGCGTGTTTACACCAGATGAAGATAGTGGTCCCTGTCTCATGCTTATAGATGCATTAAAAGGTAGATATGAGTTTCCAGAGTTAAGACGTATTGCTCTTGAACAATATGGTTATTGGAAACCAGAGACAGTTATAGTCGAGAGTAAGGCATCAGGACTACCTTTAACCTATGAATTAAGAAAAATGGGTATACCCGTAATTAACTTTACACCAAGCAAAGGAAATGATAAACATACAAGAGTTAACAGTGTTTCTCCGCTGTTTGAATCAGGGAGAATATGGGCGCCCACCGAAATGGAATTTGCACAGGACGTAATCGAAGAATGTGCAGCATTTCCTTATGGAGATCATGACGACTTAGTAGACTCCATGACTCAAGCTGTAATGAGATTTAGGCAGGGAGGATTAATACAGCATCCTGAGGATTATCAGGAAGAACCTTTACAGAAGCAACAAAAGGTGTATTATTAAAATATGGATAAGTTTAGAATTATAGAAATAGCAATTGACATGGCAGCCGACGATGGTGTAGAGTACGATGATTTGTCGCCTAGCAGACAAATGAGTTACTATAAAAAAGCTTATGAAGATTATTTAGATAGGTTAGCAGACAAAGCTGACATGATGAGAAAAGGAGAAGCAGGAGGAGGCTTTATGAGAAAAGGTTTTGCAGTAGGTACAGACGAAGATGATATTGATATTCCAGAATTGGAAGAAATGCCTAACGAAGAGTTTTTAGATTTATTAAAACAATTAGGAGCACCTCAACCTGGACAGGAGTCAGGCATCAGGAGTCTTAAGAATAAACAAATGGCATCAGCTCCAGATCCTATGGATACAAGAAATGATATGATGCAAAATCTTGCAATAGATAATTTTAATAAACCTTTAAAAGATTTAACTGAAGATGAAATAATGCAAATAGAAGAAATGATGGATGAGATGTCTGGCAAAAGAAAAGCTCCATCAATTAAAATGGCTGGTGCAGATATAGATCCTTTTCTATTAAGAGAGTATGAAAAATACGCTTACGACATGAGAGAACAAGGTAGAGAACCAATGCCATTAAAAGATTTTATTAGAATGATTCTTGCTGAAGCAAGAATGGGCGTTAATGCAGGCGGACTAACTACAATAATTTAGAGGTAACATGGACATTGTTCCTCCAAAAAAACCTTTCACAGAATATCAATTTAAATACAACACGGATAGACGTATCAAAGGCGCATTAGGTGGTTTTGATAAATCTATGATGATTGATCTTATTCAAAAAGATCTTACAAAAATTCAAGAGTCAGGAGCCATGGACTATAATGATGCTGTTAGCTTTATTAAAGAAAGAGCAGACGAATTAAAAAAATTTATAAAAGATAATCCAGGAGAAACTTTACCACCTTTAAAAGGTTTTGAGGATAGAGAAGAGTTTGACTATGGCGGCACTAAAAAAACAATATTAGTTAAAAAACTTTTTGAAGCTGCAGGCGGTGAAGAAGGAACTGGTAAAACTCTTGAAGAGTTTATGGCTGACGTTTTATTTGAAGGAGATTACTTAGAAAGAAAAGCAGAAGGTGGACGTATTGGGTTTGATAATGGTAGTGATTTTCCTGACACCAGAGACAATCCACTACAGCCTTTTGATAAAGATCTACCAGTTAAGGATCTACCAACAATGACAAACGAAGATTTTATCAGAGAAAGAACTGCAAAGACTGACATGAACAACAAAGAATTTGCCGATTACATGAACACAAAGTACAAACCAGAAAAAGCTGAAAAATTTAGCACAGGGCTTATAGATAGAAAACTTAGAAACGCTCAAAGAGACGGTAAGATACCTAAAGATTTTCCATACAAAGGTTCCGCAGCAGAAAGGGCTTTAACACCAGAAAAATATAAAAACATGATAGGCGAAGAGGAATATGAAAAATTAAAAAACGACCCAGTCAAGTTAAAAAACAGATATGAGTTTGAACAAAAAAAGAAAAATCCAAAAAATCCAGATTTTATGAAGGAAAGATCAACCAAGCTAAAACTTAGAAATCAAAAACTAAAAAAAGAAAACCCTGAATTATATGATAAAAAAATTCTAGAACCACAAAGACAAAGAAATTATGAAAAAAGAAAAAATAGACCTAAATTTAATTTTGATAATAAAAATGCTGAAGCTACGGCTTGGAAAGATTTAGTTTCTAGAACATATGAAAAAAATAACGCAAATAGAGATACATTCTTTAGATTCAAAGAACCTATTGAAGAAGGTAAAAATTATCGTGCAGAGGATATGAAAAAAATTGTTCTTGTTGATAAAGATGGCAATGAATATAAAAGAAGTAGTTTGTTTGAAGATGTAAAAAAATACAGAGGGTCAAACGAAGCAAAATTATTTCAAAACACATACGAACAAAGAGCGTTTTTAAATAAACAAGGTTTAACTGCAGAACTAAATAAATTATATAATTTTAGACCAGGAGGCAGAGATAGTGTATTTCATGTGCACCATTTTTTAGGTTTTGATAGAAATCCTTTTAGGGTGCACTTAACTTTCGGTGATCAAAACAAAGCTGAAGGAAAGTTAAAACAAACTTACGATGCAGATTTTGCAAGAGCCAGTGCGTTGCCTCAAGACACAGAAGAGCAAAGAGCAAAAAGATTTGGGGCTATGAAAAAAGCCGTGAAGTCTTATTACAAATCTATTGGTCCAGATATTCTAACTCAGTTAGGTAAAAATCCAAAAGGTGCTAATAGAACTCTTTTAGAATTATTGGAAAAAACAGGAATTGATTTAAAAACTGATCAAGACAGATTTCAAAAAATAAAAGACATGTCAGCTAGAACTGCAAGTAATATAAAAAGTAAAATGGATTTGTTTAGACCACTTACCAGTAGATTTCCTGGTGGATCAATTGCATTAGCTCCTACAGACTTTGCTATGAGTATGTTATCTGGTGCACCTCTGTATGACGCGGCAGCCAGTGCAGGTTCTTATTTTTTAAAAGATCCTCTTCTAGGAAAAGCAGTCAATGTACCCATAGCTCTTAGAGAAATGACAAGTTATGATGATGCGGAAGAAATGTTAGCAAGATCAAAGAAGAGAAGAGAAGGACTTGAATCTATGTTATCTAGCATTCCTTCTAAATTTTCAGACACAATAAAAAAGTTTAAAGATGGCAATTAAAGGTAAAAAGAGTGGACCACCACCAGAAAAAGGACCGCAGTCACAAGGGTTGAATTTAAAATATAACAGTGTTAAAACTGTAAAATTAACGGAGAAAATTAATGGCAGAAATAGACAAGGCTTTACCAAACGAGCCTAGAAAAGAGATCACTCTTCCTGGAGAAGAACAGATACAAGAAACTATTGTAGAAGAAGTAGAATCGGAATTACAGAAACCTGATGATATTGAAACTGTTGAAAATGAAGATGGTTCAGTAGATATTAATTTTGATCCGAAAGCAGGATCACAAGAAGGTGGACAAGACCACTATGCAAATTTAGCAGAATTTTTACCAGACGAAGTTTTAGGTTCATTAGGTTCTGATTTAAATCAGAAATATATGGACTATTCTATGTCTAGAAAAGATTGGGAAAAAACGTATACTCAAGGTTTAGATTTATTAGGATTTAAATATGATCAAAGAACAGAACCATTCCAAGGTGCGTCGGGGGCGACACATCCCGTTTTGGCTGAGGCTGTTACGCAGTTTCAGGCGCTGGCTTATAAGGAGCTCTTACCAGCCGAAGGACCAGTAAGCACACAAATTTTAGGAATACAAAGTCCAGAAAAAGTTTCACAAGCTTCTCGTGTGAAAGATTTCATGAATTACCAAATCATGGATCAGATGAAAGAATATGAACCAGAATTTGATTCGATGTTATTCCATTTACCTTTATCAGGATCAACTTTTAAAAAAGTTTATTATGATGAGGTGGAAGGACGAGCTGTATCTAAGTTTGTCCCTGCAGATGATTTAATCGTTCCGTACACGGCTACCTCATTAGACGATGCGGAAGCGATTATTCATCGTGTAAAAATTTCTGAAAACGATTTAATTAAACAACAAGTTGCAGGTTTCTATAGAGATGTAGATATTGGAAAACCTGTAGACAAAGAATCTGAAGTTGAAAAAAAAGAAAGAGAATTAGAAGGTGTAACTAAAACTAAAAACGAAGATTTATTTACTTTACTAGAGTGTCATGTAAATTTAGACATTGAAGGTTTTGAAGATATCAACCCACAAACTAACGAACCATCAGGAATTAAGCTTCCATACATTGTAACTTTGGAAGAAGGATCAAGAGAAATATTATCTATTAGAAGAAATTACGAAGTAGGTGATCCGAAGAAAAATAAAATACAATATTTTGTACATTTTAAATTTCTTCCAGGTTTAGGTTTCTATGGGTTCGGTCTAATCCACATGATAGGTGGACTGTCTAGAACAGCGACCGCTGCTTTAAGACAGCTCTTAGATGCGGGAACGTTATCTAATCTGCCAGCAGGTTTCAAGATGCGTGGCATCAGAATCAGAGATGACGCTCAATCAATACAACCAGGTGAGTTCAGAGATGTTGATGCACCAGGTGGTAATTTAAGAGATTCATTTATGATGTTACCTTTCAAAGAACCATCAGGTACATTGTTACAGTTGATGGGTGTAGTAGTTCAAGCAGGTCAAAGATTTGCATCGATTGCTGATATGCAGGTCGGAGACGGTAATCAACAGGCGGCTGTTGGTACAACTGTTGCTCTTCTTGAAAGAGGATCTAGAACAATGTCTGCTATACACAAAAGAATTTACTCAGCTCTTAAAAATGAATTTCAATTATTAGCTAGAGTATTCAAGTTATATCTACCACAAGAATATCCATACGATGTAGTTGGGGGTCAAAGAATGATTAAACAAACAGACTTTGATGATAGAGTAGATATATTGCCAGTTGCTGACCCCAACATTTTCTCTCAAACACAGCGTATCTCACTCGCTCAAACAGAACTGCAGCTGGCAACTTCAAATCCACAAATGCACAATATGTATGCAGCGTACAGAAATATGTATGAAGCTTTAGGTGTAAAAAATATTGATCAAGTTTTGGTTAAACCACAACAACCAGCACCAATGGACCCTGCATTAGAACACATAAGAGCTTTGAGTGGTGCACAATTTCAAGCTTTCCCTGGTCAAGACCATAGAGCACACATGACAGCTCATTTAAATTTTATGGCAACTAACATGGCTAGAAATAATCCAATGGTAATGGCTGCATTAGAGAAAAATATTTTTGAACACATTAGTTTAATGGCTCAAGAACAGATAGAATTAGAGTTTGCACAAGAATTACCACAACTACAACAGATGATGCAGATGGCACAACAGAATCCGCAACTTCAAATGCAAGCACAACAGCTACAACAGAAGATAGAAGGTAGAAAAGCAGTCTTAATTGCAGAAATGATGGAAGAATTTATGCAAGAAGAGAAAAAAATTACTTCACAATTTGATAATGATCCAATTGCTAAGCTAAGATCTAGAGAATTAGACCTAAGAGCAATGGAAAATCAAAGAAAAGAGAGAGAAGGCAAGCAAAGAATGGATCTTGACAAGATGAGAGCCATGATGAATCAACAAAATCAAGATGAAAAGCTTGAACAAAACGAAGAATTAGCTAAACTAAGAGCTAATACGTCAATTGAGAAGACAATTTTAGGAAAAACTCTTCCTAACTCTGATCAAATGATGCCAGATATTAGTATTATTAGAAAAGGAAATTAATTTATGTGGTTTTCAGCATTAAAACTTGGATTAAACGCGGCAACGCACATTTATAAGAAGAAACAAGAGACAAAAATGGCAATGGCGGACGCACAACACATGCATGCGTCTAAAATGGCCCGTGGAGAGAGCGAATACCAGGGCAAATTGTTAGAAGCCCGACAATCGGACTGGAAAG